ACCTTATACTCATCAGCTCCCTTGGCGGAAGAAGCTTTTACTCCTTGAACTATTTTATCGATATAAGAGTCTTTCCACGCTTGGAAGTCTTCTGGCTTCCCACTATATTCAGGTAGATCTTCGTTATAATCGCTTAATAAATTATCATTACTCAAAGACTTTATTACGTCAGGGTTTTGTCCAAGGATTTCTCTAAGTTGAGATTTTAAAACTCCAATAGATTCTTCATTCATTTCTAAACCTGAAGCTAAAGAATTTGAATATTCTTGTTTTCCTTTGTTAAATATTGCCGTAGCTTGAGAATAAGCTTTTGCCGTAGGAGGGCTCCAGTCACTATAATTTATAGCGTTTTCGTTGTCTCCAAAGCTCATATTGCCGCTGCTGGATACATTAAAAATAGCAGAGGGATCATACAGGTTCGACGCTTGGACGTATCTGTCTGAATCTCCTTTTGAAATTGTTCCAGCGTTAAAGTCTTCGTTGTACTGAACTCTATCTTTAATATAACCTTTCATGTTTGAGTCTAGGTTTTCAAAAGATCTATTAACAGAGTTCATAATATCTACTTGCTCTAGATACCCAGGGTCTGTAGATTTCATAGTACCTAAAGCTTTTGCCGCTTCTAAATACTTGTCTTTCTGCTCACCAGCCCATTTCTGTATTACTTGAGTTTGAGCATCTGAAAACTTAGAAAGATCTATATTAGATTTCATCTTACCTAAGTAGGTAGCGGTTTTTTGTTCCGCTGCCGCTACTTCCGCTTTGTCTTGCGCTATTTTTAATTCAGCTGCTTTAAAAGCAGGTTCTGCAGCTTTAGCTAGATCAATAAATGTACCTTGCCTAGCGTATTTCTCTCCTTCTATTAAATTTACTTTTGCCATATTTTTACGTCTGTTAATTTTGACCTATGCCCATTTCTTTCTGAATAGCAGCTCCACCAAGTCCTCCTGTGGCAACGTCGCCAACAATAGATCCAACACCTCCTGCTATAGATGCTCTTGCCGCATTTACGTCTGCTTGAGCAGCGCCCCTTCTTTGTTGAGCCAGGCCAAATAGTGTTTCTGTTTTTTCTTTCTCTTGAGCTCTTGATATTAACTCTCCTTGTCTCTCTTGTGATTGTAGTTGCCCAGCCATTGAACGTTCTGCTGCTTGGTTAGCGGCTTCTTGTTGCCCAATACTAGCCGACGCTTGTTGTGCATTTGCAGAACTTTGACCCGCCATTGCTTGAGCTAAAGCTGCGATACCGCTCCCTCCTGCAGCTTGTCTCATGCCTGTCATAGTATTAGCTAAGCCTTGCTGTTGTTGTTGAGCAACGAAGTCAGCTTGCTGTGTGTTAACAGTCAAGTCTTCCATGGTGTTCTCCATGTTCATATACGGGTTAGACGTGTCTAAACCTTGAAGTCTTTGCTTATTTTCAGCGTACTCTTGCTTTGCTGCACGTAGCTCTGCTTTCCTGCCTTTTTGGCCTATAAGCCCACCAGCTATGCCTGCTAAGCCTTTTATTGCTCCTATCATAGTGTATTAAGTTTTGTATAAGTTATTATTACGTATTATTTACTGCTCTCAAAGAACTCTGCTCCAGAAGAAAACACTTCTGCATACTTCGGTGAATCGTTTCTTAGTTCAACATCCATGTAGTAACCTAATAAAGCAGACGAGTTAGCTTCGTTGTCTTTGGAAAACAAAAAGTAACTACTGGTAGTTGGCCTGTTAGACGATGGCGTTGTTGTTATGTTTAATGTATTGTCAACAGATGCATTACCTTGAGTGGTTATGCTATCTACGGGTCCTATAGGGTATATTACTTCGCCTTCTGGATCATCAGTAAAGTATACCATGTCTCCTGGTTGAACTGTTATATTTACAGTATTTGCAAATTGTACTGTCATTGTTCCCATATTATTGCTTTTTTATTTAATGTTATGGTATTGCATTCGCACTAGCTGTTAAATTAACCACTCCAGCAGTTGCAGCCCCTGCTCCTGGACTCGTGCAAGACGGTTGAATAAGAGAAGTAGCTCCTGAGCTATTGGCTGCTGTACCGTTGGTTACGCCATTACCTGCAGACATGCCAGTAATGTTGACTTGTGTGTAGTACGCTCCTGGGCTGGAAACAGAATGTTGAGTGTATTTTATCTTAGTAAGTATATTGTAATTAATAGGTACTTCAAAAACATCTGAAATTGTGATCACCGTTCCAGGCGAACTAAACGTGTTACTCATAGGCCTTGCCTCGGTACGCACGTAAGCTGTTGGCAAACCTGCGTTTTCAATCCACCCAATAGCTAAACTGTCATTAGCGTCACCAGAATTTGCCCCGTCTACTCTAACATTGCGAGTTATAAATACAGTATCTTGGGCGGTCTGTACAATGGTAAAGCCATGCGTACTTGTTTGACCTCCAAATGAAGTAGGATTTAAAGTAGTAGTTCCAGTGGCTGTTATAGTCAAAGCAAAGTTCCTAGTCCCAGTAGCCGCTCTTTGTTCAAACTGAAGGCTTGGGATACTATAGTACCCTGAACTGTTTATTGTTCCTGACCCTGACTGAGCTGTTTGTCCACTAGCTGTTAGTGAATAGTCAAACGTAGCGCCCTCTTCACCTAGTAATGTAAATCCTCTGCTTGTACCTTTCCAGTTTACGCTTGAAAAATTTCCGCTTATAGAACTTATTACTAAAGGAGTAGGCACAGGTATTGCTTCAGCTGAGCCAGTTACGCTAAAGTTAAATGTTTCATCGGTAGTAGGAAACGTATAGCTAGCGACTACTCTCATGGAGTTAAAATTGCCGCTTCCGTCTTGGGTGTATGTTTTACTTATATTAAAATCATTGCTTGAAACGCTACTCTGTGGATTTGTATTAGTTACTGTAAAGAAAGCAGAATCGCTAACTGGTGATGGGAATTTGTTATTCGCATCAGCAGTTAAAGTAACATCCAAGACAGGTGCTGTTGTACCTCTATTCCCTGAAAAAGTAAGTGTTCCATTACTTACGTTAGAAGTAGCGTTAGTTAAAACACTAGAGAAGTTAAGGGTTAAATTTATAGGTATTAATACACTTTTACCAGATACACAAACAGGAAAACTGATGCCTCCCGAAGGTATTATATAAGATGGGTCTATAGTTAAATTGCACTTAACATCAGTACCGTCTTGTACAAAGTTAACGGCGGTTACCCCGTTGCCAGGCGTACCGTCCCAGCTAAAGTCGGTAGCTGTCACAGTGTAGCCTTGGTTAGGGCTTAGCACTAGTTCAACCGTGCTTCCAGTATACCCATATAAGGTATTTCCAACCGCTCCTTGGTAGTCTGCTTGTGTTACAGTAAAATTGTCTATTTGTGTTACGCTCATATTTTTATGGTATTATAGTAAAGCAAGTGGGATCCATAAAGAAGCTAATGTCTACATTTGTTATGAAATTACCTCCTATAGCATAAGGACTACCTAGTCCTTGTACGGATATTTCTTTTGAATCTAAGTTTGTGTCTGTTGAAGAGTTAAAATAAGTTTTATCTCCTGTGATCTTTTGAAAGAATTTGTTTTCTTTATTAGCAAACTCTTTTATAAAACCACTTTGTAAGTCGGTAGTTAAGTTCTTAGCGTACCAGCCTTCTTTATGTACTGTCTCAATAGTAGGCGTTATATCGCTAGCTATTATTTGAGCAATGCTTAACTTAGGGGATTGAGAATTTAACTGGTATCTATATTCTTTAGAATTTGAACCAGTGTAGTTTAAAGCTTTAAATTTCTTTGCTGAAGCAGGTAGATCATTAACTACAAACTTAACAGCGCTATCAAAATGTACTCCATAAAAACAACCTCTATCTACACTATCTATATTGTGCTCCCAAATCTCGCCTTGTTCAAAAGTATAGTACACATCGTTTAAAGAAACTCCTCCGTGCTTTGAAAAAGACTTTCTACTTTCCCATCCGTTGGTTTTCTCTTTAAAGGACAATACAGTATCGTTAGGCGTGTATTCAGTCCAGCTGCTAGATCCGTATGCTTTAGTAAAGCCTTTAAATTTGTTTTTCCACTCGTCAGTTAAGTTTCTAACAGAGACATTGTAAGAAGACTTGTCGTCGTCAAAGCTACCTACTATGTTAGTCGAATTGCTTAAGTTGTCAGCAAAGAAATCAACCATACCGTAGTCAGATATAACTTCTATGCCGTTATTAGATAACCTACATACTACACCTCTATTGCTGTCCGTAAAGTAAGCTCTAAATCCATAAGAAGCAAAAGACTCTGGGTTTTTAGATATACCAAACTCTCCTGCGAAAGCGTCAGCGTTCCCCAATACTCTGTTTGTAGAGACAAGGTTTGTATTACCGTCAGCATTGAATAAAGCATCTTTATCGGCATATACTCTCAGCACTTTGTCTTCGCAAAATACAACCAGATTGGTATCTCTAGCATGTAGCTTTTGTATCGACGAGTACGCGGGGTCTAAATTCTTAGTTATAGGTAGCGCTTGTATAAACTGATTCAACTCATTAGTTCCTGATGTAGAATTAAATATACCGCTATATATTAGTCCTGTAGACAACCTATCCTCCTGGTAAGGTTCTGATAATGTTGCTGAAGCCTTAACTCCCTTAGCTATAGTAGGAGCATTGAAGTCATCTCTAATCCTGTTAGACTCTACTCCGTTACCAAAAGAAAACGCATTATAGTAGTCTAATGTTTTTAGGTCATTTAACTCGCTTATAGGAAAAGCTTTACTAGCTTCAAAGTATATGTCTAGGTCTGCTTGTTCTACAGGTTCTGTTTCGAATATAGCCGGGTTTGAGCTTGAAAAAGAATCAGTAGAAATAAAACTAGATAATATATTAATACTAAAAGTATTTGTAGATTGCCTTGCGTGGCCCTCGAAATTAAGAGGAAAATTAGCATTATCAACACCTGTTCCTTCTATTGCTTTATCTAAAACTAAATCAAACCTAGATCTTTTATTGCTAGGCCAGTTCCTGTCCGCAGACCAACTCTTGTCGTAGTTATGAATACTATATAAGTCAGATTTTAAAATAGTATATACAGTGTCATCACTATCAATACCGTTAAAAGATATCTTAGTCCCAGGGGTTTTTAAAGCCGTTACAAGGGAAGCGTCTGCTGCGCTTTTACCGCTCCCGAGAGAACCTGGCCGCTGTCCGTGGTAACTTATACTTATTGTTTTCTGACCTGCTTGTATTCCAAAACCATTTCTAGGCCCGCTTTTGTTTATTTTTTTCGCATATGACTCGTCCGCAGACCATCTAGGCCAATCAATGTCATCCCTCCAAGATTCGTACCTGTTCTTGTTGGTAACTTTGGTACGCACAGCATCGGTTACTGATGCTACTTTATCGTATTCGCTAGCAAGAGATTCATCAATCTCCTCAGCTATATACGTTCTAGCTATATCTTGGCTGTCAAGCTTTACAAAAAACCTACCAGTGAACTCGGGTTTATTTTCAATTTCTTTTTTAAACAAAACAACGCCTGCTCCATCGGCTTCACTCCCAACACTACCTACTATTTCTTTTATGTCTAATGGCAATTTTTTCTCTAAAAATAACCTATAGTTAGAGCCGAACAAAGCTATACTGGTTACTTTTGTAAGCTCTGTTGCTCTACCGTTGCCTACAACTTTTACGTAATTTCCTGATTCAGATTCTTTTCCCTTAGCAGACGACTCGTCCCACTTGTCTTCGTCGATGTCTACGTATATATTCCCAGCAGCAGGATAGCTACTTGTGTCAAACGTACCTTGACCATCAACCCTCCCTACTTCATATGCTTTTTCTTTTATAAAATCAGGAGCTTCATTAGATATATCTAGCACTTTAAATTTAGCTTTTTCTAGAACAGCATCGTCAGATGTATGTGCTTTCTTTAATTCTAAAAAGCTTTCTTCTGTTACTTTGTTTCTATCCGCGGATGGAAATGATAACCAGAAGTTTCCATCTTCAGCTATATAGTATCTGTCCATGGCTAAATTATAGTAGCCACTTGATGAGTCTTTTATAAAGTATTTAAAATGAGTAGCCCAGTCAGGCTTGCTTGCTGTCAAAGGCCCTTTAGCCTGCAAAGAATTTTTGGCTGTACTATATTCCTTACCTATTTCAACAGCTGAATCAGCAGAAGAAAATACAGGAGATTGTCTACCGTATTTATCCATGTACACTATACCTACTTGGTAAGCTCTAGCGGATTTAACAGTAGAGGTAGGAATTAACTCGGTAGATGTCGGATCTTCATTTAAAAAAGAAAAGGTTACGGCTTCTTGCTCTTTGCTTACATTAAAGTTTTGCAAGTAGTTTCCATATACAAGCCTATTAGCTATTATCTCTTGTCCTTTTGCTAACCTAGGAACATTGTCCCAGGGCCGGAGTATTTGATTGCTATCAATTACAGCGTAAATCAACTCTGTATCTATTACGTATTTATAACCGGATACTATATCGCTTTTTTCTACCGTGTCGACAGAATATATAACGTTAGAGGAATCATTCTTGTATAAGATCTCTACTTCTTTTACGTTATCAATAAGTTCAATGTCTGAAAGTTCTATTGTCTTAACACTATTTTCCATAGAAGAGTTAAAACCTTTTGAGCTATCCCATTCGTATTCTCCAGTGGGTTTAAAAGCAATTTCAGAAAAAGGACCTAACGGCGAGTACTGGTTGTTATCAAATTTATAACGGTAAGCAAACCTAACAAAATCAAGTTTAAAAATACCGTCAGGTTCAACTAAAGCTGCTTCGTAAGTTAAAAGATCGTTTGAAATAATACCGCTGTCTAAATCAAAAGAACCCATAATACACTCCATTTCGTATCGTGAGTTACCACTATCATAAAAAGCTAAGGTTTTTACTTGGAACTTAGTTTTAAATGTAGCAGTACCTTCACCGGCAGTGTTTGATATTTCATGAGTAGCTTCGATGTTGTCTCCTACTTTAAAACCTAAAATGTTGTTTTGTGTAAACAGCGAGAAGACTTCGCCTGGCCCTAGAGGCACATAACTTCCGCTTCCGGCTGGTTCTTCTACTCCAAAGTTTCTATCAAAAAAGAATGTATTTTGACTACCTGGTCTAAAAGTGTCTAGTAAAGTTAGTGTAGGTGGGGAAAGCGGTTGTTTTTTTATTACCGTAATATCAGCTTCTTCAAAGTTTCTACCAGAAAGCTGTGTGTGTGTGTCAAAGTCCTCGGGATAGGAATTTGATTGCGTGTTGTAACCTCTCCACGTGTCTATATTGATAGTCTTAGGTTCGGTTTGATCATCGGTCCAATAAAGGTTGCCTTCAATGATATTAATTCCTGTTATTAAATAATCTTCACTGAAATTAAGTATGCTCTGAGTGTCCACAAGCACGGGTCTAAGCACTTGGGTTGATTGAACAAATTCTGCAATTACACTGACGCTGCCGGAAGCAATAAACCAGTATATATTATCGTTTGTATTATCTACAAAAGAACCTACGACCACAGGGCTGGTAAGAGTGTCGATGCCTCCTGTTGTCCATTTAGAGACAACTCCGGTTTGGGGATCTACGAATCTATTTACTTTTTTTTCGTTACCTAGTATGTTTTGCAAAGAACCTACGTTACTGCCTTCTGATGTAGATATCTCGAGATTTATAGCGTCTCTATACTCACCAGAGGGAACAAGTCTCTCGTCAAGATCTTGATTCATTTTCCCTTTGACGAACGTGTTATTTATTTCTGGCATATTCTAGTGTTTTATTTGCTTAGACTTTCCTCTCATTACTTGTGCAATCTCGAGGGTCTTCATATTTGATAATCTTATTTTAGCATTTCTTCTTGCGGCGGATGATTCTTTCTTAAATCTAGCTACAACATACTCAGGCGTGCTTGTTCTAGAAGACAAAATAGCGTAAGCTATGTATTTATATATAGCTTCTTCTGCTAGTTTAGGTATTTTAGGATTGTCTCCTGACACACCGTCTGATATATAACTAAGAGTTACAATCTTACCTACCATGTTAGAGCTAAACCTTATAACCCCCTCTATTCTGTCTATATAAAAGACACCGTTAGATTGAGCTTGCTCAGGACTTAGGCCATACCTAGATCCTCTATTGTGCTTATACAATTCGTCTTGTATATCGGAGTCTTGTCCATTCGGAGCGTTTTTAAACTTACCAAGCGTTTCAGACTCGGTTGCAAATGTTAAACCTCCATTTTGGTCATATAAGTATGCACCAGAACTAGATTGTAGTATTGCTTTAGGATTGCTTGTATTAGAAGTAGGGTATATTATTCTTTGTACACCTTGATCATCAGTCCAAGATATCTTTACGTAGTTTACGTAATCTCTAGGTAAAACAAAATGGAGTTGAGAAGTAACCTCTATTTCCAAAGCCTCCTCTATAGGGAAAGTATCGTAACTAAACTCTTGAACAGCTCTGTTAGCGTGGAAAGCTATATCGGTTCTTTTGACTTTAGGTATAAGTTTGTCTTCTCCAACATATGAAATTATAAAGTTATTAACAACATAATTTAAGTCAACATACTGGTAATTACCAAAGTCGCTTCCGTTGTAGTATTGCTGGTCTGTTTGATCTGGTAATAGTCCCATTTATTATGCTTTTTCTTGTTGAGTATTTTTTAATTCTTCGCCTGCTGCTATTTGATATAGTTGTATATCTTCTATTGCTATACCTGCTAGTTCTAATATTTTTATAACAAGTTCCGTTTCTTCTGATGGATTCAGTTCAAAGTTTGTAGAAGTAGCCGCGTTATACAAAGCTTCTCCGAACACAATATTGTAACCCCAAATAGGTGTTGCTGGCTTTTTTATATAATTACACGTAATACCTGCATTTAATTGAGCCGTGGTGTCTTTGCCGTATACTTGAATTTTTCCAGGTATTTGCATATAGACAGGTCTGGTATTCGTAGGTGCAGCTAAAGGAGCTTGAGCAGCTTGTAGAAACTCTTTGCGGTCAAGTCTTTCGCATTCTATTGTTCCGTCTTTTATTACTGTACCTAGCCTATAGAGGTCAGTCGGTAAAACCATTCCTCCTCCAAAAGAGGATAGCGCTGGGCTAACCACTTCAAAAGGGCTTATTTTTTCATTAAGTATATTGAGCATGTCAGAATATTCTGTACTGTTACCAGATACTCTACCAAATTGGTTAATGTCATAAAAGTATTGCTCAAATAAGTCTAACTGCGCTTGATTAGCGAACAAGTTAAATTGTTGAGGTGTTAAATACCCTCTTTGTTCCTTATTGAGTATACTAAGTGTTGTTTGATAAACAGTGTTTATATTTACGCTCATATGTTTTGTTATTTTATAATGATAAGCCGCCTGTTACAGCGGCTATCACTATAAGGTGGCTAATTTAATCTTTTTTCAATAGCCTTATATACTTCCATACCTTCATCTGTTTTAAAGAAGGAAGCTAATGCACTATAAGGGTGCTCATCAAATGGTACAGTCATAAGTTTTCTGTTACCGTCTCCGTAAAAGAAAGTTCTTTGATCGCTAGATAGTTTAACAATACCTGCTTCGGCGGCTTTGATTCCAAAGTTACGTAGCATTACGTTGTCGTCACCGGCTAGTTCTAAGAACAATAAAGGTTGTCTTTTAGCGAATACAAGTATATCTCTTTTAAGCTCGCTAGAAGTGCTGTTGCTCACGTCACTTCCGTACTCTACTCTTAGTACCGCTTCTGCTTCTTCTAAAGACATCGCTTTTGCCGCGTTCATTGCTTCTAATTCAGCTTCAATCCATGATACTTCATTGGTAGCTTCTTGAACAGGGTTATATTCTTCATATGTGCGATCCTTCATTGGGTGATACAAAGACAAAAGTTTTTGAAGAACTTGTTGTTCTTTAGGGACGCGCAAAGCACCGTCTCTAATAACAATTCTACCTAAAGTAGCTACGCCTTGTTGCTCATCTACAAATACAGAAGGCTGATTAGTTGCGTACTTAATCTCTCTTTGATATCCTTTCTCTTCATCAAACCACAATAATGGTTTTCTTGCTGAGTGTTTTGATGGGATAGTATAAACTAGTGGCTTTTTGTTGCCTTTTAAAGTATACAGTCTATCCTTTATTTCCCAAGTAGGCTTTTTGGGCTCTGCTTGTATTGTTTGAACTGGAGCTGGTTTTGCTGCAGTTGCTTTTGGTTGAGGCGTTGCCTCTGCTTTTTTAGTTGCTTGTTGTTTTGCCATGATATAATATAATTAAATAATTTAAGAAAAGTAATAGTTACCCCCGTCGATAAAACGAGGGTAAAAATTACAGTAATTTACTACTTGAGTATTATGAAGTTGCTTTCAACAATACGAAGTTGTTAGCTGCTTGTACACACAATGCTCTTTCAGAAAGGAAATGTACATTCATTTCATCAGCATCAGAAGTGTAGTTACCTCCAACAGATCCAGTTACCCAAGATTTCAAACGTCTGTCATCAGCTTCAGAAGCTCGGTAACGTACGTGCAAGAAAGGTCTTGAGATGTTTTGACCAAGTGATTGATCGTAAACAGTCGATGTACCAGCAGGTACAAGAACTCCTTCGATGTCAGCAATAGATCCTCTAGTTGTTGAATCGTTCAAGTATTTCCAGTCAGTCTTGTAGAAATCGTAAGATCCTCTACGGAAACCTGAGAAACCAAGATTTAAAGCCATGTCTTCGCTGTTCTCAAATACACCGAAAGATGTTCCTCCAGTTCCATAAGAGTTTTGCGCAGCTAGCATGTTATCCATACCCAAAGAAGTAGCACGGTTCAAGAAAAGCATGTTTTCTTCGATTGCTCCTTGTTTGTCCAATTCTTGAAGAATAGTATCGAAATCATCCAATCCATTAGCTCCTCCAAAGTCTTGATCGTTGTATACCAAACCTCTTGTGCTCAATGCAGAGAATAAACCTTCAGTTCCAGAATTAGCTCCAGAAGGACCCGTAGCTCCTGCTGCTGCTCCTCCGTCTGCTTTTTCAGCTTCTACCATTGCCATTTCCAATTGATCCTCGAAACGGATACGAGCTTCGTGCTCTGATTTCAAATACCAAAGGTATCCAGATGTACCAGCCTCAGAGGTAACTTCAACCCATCCAATTTGAGCAACGTCAGAACCATTTACGTTGTACTTGTCACGCAAGATGATTGGTTTGTTGTTAAAAGTAGTGAAAGAAGCATCAATTGAGTTTCCAGCATTGCTAGATCCTTTTGCGTACTCAGAACCGTAAACGAAAAGCTTAACAGCTGTTGCCCCGTCAGAACCAAGAGCGTCAATGTTTGCAGCTCCATAAGCCAAAACAGTAGCAGTAGTTGTAGATGGCTTAGCAGAAACGTAAGCTTTTACAGTATTGTACCCTTTAGATAGTACTACTGTTGCTCCAATCCCTACAAGCTTAGCATCGTCTGCGCTAGCAAAGGTAATAGTGCTACCATCTGTCTTGACGATATCGTCAAAAGAAATGTGCAATCTTCCTTGCTCAGACCAAACAACTTGATCAGAAGCCATAGGCATTTCAGCTCCTACCATACGCAAGAATCCAGCGATTGTACGGTTACCGTAACGCTCTACTTCTTTTTCGTATACTTCAGGAAGAAATTGTTGTGTAAAGTCCATATCTCCTACGGACAAATAGTTGTCTCCAAACAAACCTTTAACAGGGCGTGGAGTTAAGTGTGATAAGTTAGCCAGTGTAGCTGGCGATGTTGCAAATCCCATAATTTGTGTTTTTAATGATTATTTATTTTCTAATTTTAAGTTTAGAAATTCCCGGGCTTTCGCTAGGTACCGCACGTATTGACCAACCATTAGACATATTGACTTTTTCATGAACCCCTCTCGGGTCCATATCAATATTCTTAGATTTAGAAATACTTCCCTTAATTGCATCGGCTTTGCCTTGCTCATAAAAGTGTTGCGCTACTGCGTCTGCATTCATAGCTGTAAACAGCGACTTATGATAACCCTTGGCATCTGACATCTCATTCTTTTCGTTCAAGAACTTCTTGACAAAGTTGTTGATGTCGCTTTGGGTATTCTTAATCTCGACTGGATTTTTCACGTTAAACCTATACTTTTTATCTCCTACATTGAAATCAAACCCTTTGAAATCTTCAGAAAATACTTTATCGGTTTTACTTAGAAACGTCTTAGTCTCTCGTTCAGCTATAGTGGTAGCTTCTTTACTTTCGTTTTTGTAGCGATTAAAAAAGTCAACCGCCTCTTTTTGAGCTGGTGTTAATTTAGAACCAGCTTTTACTTCTTGATAGTACTTAGACTTCAAGTCGCTTAAATGGTTTTTAGCTTGATTTAACTCTTGCTTCCACTTAAGCTTTTTTCTTTTAATATCTCTTTCTTCGTCTAGGTCCTCGTCGTAATCAAACTTATCCTCTAGTAAGAAATCTATTTCTTCTCTATCTAAATGAGAATGTGTATCTTCATAGTACTCTCTCATTAATTGCTTCTCGTCAAGCGAGTCGTAATCTACATTTAGTTTATTGTAGTCTGCTAAAGACCCTCCCGTCTCTTCCATAAAAGCAGCTAGCTTTTCAAGAGCTTCAGGCATTTCTCTACCGGCTGGTTGAGGCGCGTCTGTAACTTGTTCTTCAACTACCTCGTTAACTACTTCGTTAGCTACCTCTTGTTCTTCAACCTCCTCAAGTATTTCTTGTAAAACAGGTGTTGCTTCTTCAGGTGTTGCATGCTCCTCTGTAGGTTGTTCGGCTGTTTCTTGCTGTTCAACTTCTGGCTCTGGTTGAGCTTCTTGAGCTTTGTTTAGCTCTCCTAAGTTGATCTTAATAGTTCCGTCCTCTGCTTGAGCAACGCCACTACTAGTTTCATTTTGTTCAACTTGCTCTTCAGCAATGTTTTCTTGTTGGTTTTCTTCCATGATAAAATATTATAAAATTACTACTATTAATATTACCTAGGCTCGAAGGAACCTAAGTCAAATCCACCACCTACTATATCATTCCCGGAGGACTCAAAGCTTTTTGGCGCTGAATTATTTTGTCTTTGTTCTATAAGCTCGCTCTGTTGTGTAGCTTGTAGCTTTGTTCTGTCGTCTTTTCTATCTTCTTTTTGAGAATCTTTTGCCTTAGCACCTTCAACTTCAATATTCTTAATCTGCATGTTATACTGAAACTCAACCTCCATAAGGTCTTTCTTAGCTTGAACTTCTGCTTGAAGTTTCTGCATTTCAAATTGGTTTTCCATTTGCATAAGCTGAGCTTTTTGCTGAGTAATCGCTTGGTTCTTTTGAACTTCTGCTTGAGCAGATACTTGCTGAGCCTGTGCGTTCGCGTTTGCTTGAGCAGCTATATTTTGTTGTTGCATAGCTTGATCTCTTTCTTGCTTCTTCTTTCTTCTGATCTTCAGTACTTGATTGGCTAGCTTCAAATTCTTCACTTCTCTAATATCAATAGCATCCTCAAGATCAATAAGACCCGCTGATAATGCGGTCTGTATGTTATTTTCTAACATAGATCTTTCAGTCTCATCAGGTGATAGCTCTATAAATATACCGAAGTCATGTAAATGCAGTTCTTCCATTTCAGATAAGGTAGCTACGTTGTGGCCGCCTATCTTCTGGATAAAAGCATCTTTAGAAGGAGAGAACTCTAATACGTCTGATATTCTCAAAGACAAACACTCTGCTAACCTTCTAGTAAGGAATAATCCCCCGTCTAATATATGTCTAGTTGCTGTATTGGAATTTGCGGCTGCAAGTTTCTGCACTCCAACTAGTGCGCGTGAATCAGGCGTGGAACCGTCTCTAGCTTCGTTAAGACCTGTTACGTCTCTTATCATTTGTAGATAATAGTTATAAGTCTGTATAAGTGAAGCTAACTTTCCACCTCCAGCTCCAGTAGATATTTCCTGAATAGGTATCTTACCTGGATTCATATCTCCGTCTTGTGTAAATGACCTACCTAGTACAGAACCTGTTTGAAAGAACATATTAAGAGCTTCCTGTGGATTATAACTTGTACCGTTACCTAAATCAATTTCAGCTAAACCATCTGCATCTAAATAAACTCCATCTGGAACCATTCTAGATAACACTTGCTGTAGCTTTAAGTGTGTAAGCTGCACCATATCTGCAAACCCAGTAATTCGACTCACTAAGGATTCTATCTTGCCTTGGTACATTCTAGGCGCTACAATGTTATAGTTTAGTAACACTTTAGAATTGTCGCTTTTAGGACGCATCATATTCTTAGCCATCTCCCATTTAAGAAGTTTGTTCGTTCCTACAACCATAACTCCTTCGTAGAGCACCTCCAGAGACCTCGAGAGCTTACCGAATTCTTTTTCTAATGATTCAACAGGTGGATCAAATTGGTCGTCTCTAACGATCACTTTTGAAGCTCCTGTAGCAGTTTCTTTAACTTTGTAGACTTCGTTCATATAAGTCTTATAATTAAAGTACAATAATTGGACTGTGTTTGAATCACTTTGATCGTAGTTGGAAATAGTTCTATTAGAGAACCCGTTATTTTGAAAAGATTGCTGAGCTATGCTTTCTAGCTCGTCGTCTGTTAAGTCTGGGAATTGTTTTTTTATCTCGTTAATAGGTACGAGTTTAACTTCTCCTACGTAGTATATGTCATCGAAGTAAGGAGACTCTGTGTAAGAGTATATTAAATTAGCTGGATCAACGTAATCAACTACAATACCTTCAGACTTTGAAAATCTACTTACTGTAGCTCCTATACCTAGTGTCACTAGATCGTAATTTACTCTTCTCTTTAGCAAGTCGTAATTATTGCTTTCAAGAATTGTGGTTATAGCTTGTTCTTCTGCTATTTCCACACCTTGCTTATATGAAAGTTGCATATGCACTTCTAACTCTTCTTTAGAGTCAGGTAATTGTTCTGGTGGGTTTTCAAATAAATTTACCCCAAAGTTCTCTGCTGCAAACTCATTTAGTTCTTGCGTCTGTATATCTCTTATAATAGATTCCATATACTCTGTCCTTTTACTGACACCGTATGGATCTTGAGAGTATACTTTAATGTCAAAAGTTCTATCAGATATTCCGTTAACAACAATGTCAACAAATTTAGGAATAATCGGAACTGGCTTCCAATCTATATTTAAGTAAGACAAGTCTCCGTTAATAGACAATTCGTCTTTGTACTTCTGAACGCCTTGTTCTCCTCTAGCATAAAGCCTTAGATTGTGAAATGTATTTTGATTGCTTCTAAATCTAGTATTTCCTGAATTAGTATTAAACCATTCGTCTTGAATAGCTTTACCAACTCTTAAGCCGTATTCGTCAGAGATCTTCTCTTGATCGCTAGCTACTTGACTCGGGAAAAAACTTTTTGTAATTGAATTAGCCATGCTTTATTTTATTATTTCTGAAATTCCTCCATTATTGTTATACTTAGTAAAGCTAATATTAAGCTTTTGTTTTTGTCTCTCTGCGTTTGGTCTATATAGGTTTTTGTTACAAGCCATTATTGCAAGACCGGAACTTATAGAGGCATCAAACTTTGTTCTTTTGGTTATATCGAATTTACTCCAGTCATTCAACGTATCATTAAAATACATATCACCATAACCTTCTTCTCCTTTATATCCTACATATTGTTGTATGTAAGTTTCTATAGCAGCTGCGTGAGCTTGCTTTATATCTTCGCTAGAGTTAGGTATACCACCTATTTCTTTTTCTGTAACTGACAATTTGTTCCAGAGTTTATCTGGTCTTGTCATTGAGTAGCCTCTGTATCCTCTTCTTTTAAAATGATATAGTAACCTAGGTTTGTTGTTTTCACAAAGTATAGGCATTCCGTAAAATACGCAAGCCATTAATACATCTTCAAAAAACATCTCAGCTGTCTGAGGTCTTGCTACGTATTCTAAGAAAAACGAATTAGGAGGAGCATCTTCCATACTAAACTTGGTTAGCCCGTGCAATGCACCTTTAGATCCTTTCCCGTCTGTCGTTCCGGATATATCGTAACTATCGCAACCGAAAGCTCCCATGTGCTCATTACCTGGATATCTTACTCCGTTCTTTTTAATCTGTCTATTTTGTATAGTTGAACCGGGTACCCAAGATACTTTAAACCTACCGTTAGGGTTTGGCATAAACATAACTTTTGTGTCTTTAACACCGTTTTCCCATTGAAAACTACCTGTTGTAACTATATTAGTATTACGTAGATCTTCGTTATAATCAATTTGTTCGTATATTTTTACTAAATTAAATATACTATCTTTAGTTTGATCTCTAAACGCATGCTTCTCTGTTCGGGGAAATTGTCTATAGAATTCGTTTAAACCGTCTTGATCACTTTTTAATCCATCAACTTCATTTTCCCAGTGTTCTATAACACCTGTATCTATCAGTTCGCCATCAACTCCTTTAACCGGTTCTTTTGGCGTATCGAATACAGGTAAGCCATAAGCGTCAATGAATCCTTCGTAGTTCCATTCCATAGGTATGAACAAAGAATATAATCCTGAGCCAGTTTGTCCGTTACGGTTTCTTTTTTTAACATCAGAGTTATCGTATAATTTCTTAAAATTTGCTCCGCCTTTTTCTAAAGCGTTTGACGTTGATCCCATCATACACTTACCAATGACTTTACTACCTAGCCTTAAACAGGTTTTAGTAACTCGCCAGTTATTTAAAATATTATCTGGCTTCTCCCACTTTCCACTTTCATCGTGTACTAGCAGCTTTAACTTCTCACCATCATAACTGTTGTCTCCTGTGTTCTTCCAGTCAATTGTGGTGTCTAGTCCTACAAGTTCTTCAAGCTGTTCATTTGAATCTAACTTTTTTCTTGTTAGCTTACTCGCTGGTATTCTATATGCTAATTCTGTTTTTGGCCTATCCATACCGTCTTGTATGGGTTTAAAGAAAAACGGATAGTTAATAGATATAGGTACAACTTTGTCTGTAAACATTTTTTTAGCATCTGCTCCTGACTTTGATAGTATACCAAAACGAGCATCACTAGACATTGTTGCTTGGTG